TCTTCAAGCCAATACAAGATGGTATGGACAGACCTAAGTCTGAGCTAGCATATCGTGTACCAGCGAGTAAGTTTACTCGTAAGAAGATAGAGACAAACGAGAAGCTAGAAGAGATAAAAGGTCTAGATACTACGATTGACTGGAAGAACACAGGTGATAACAGTTATGATGGTGAAAAGCTTTCACTACTAGTACACGATGAGAGTGGTAAATGGGAACGACCAGATAACATACTCAACAACTGGCGAGTTACAAAAACTTGTCTTAGACTAGGTAGCAGGATTATTGGGAAATGCATGATGGGTTCAACTTCTAATGCTTTAGATAAAGGTGGTGAAAACTTTAAGAAGCTGTATAATAATAGCGATGTAACTAAGAGAAACAAAAATGGTCAAACAAAATCTGGTTTATATTCTTTGTTTATCCCAATGGAATGGAACTTTGAAGGATTTATTGACGAGTTTGGGCAACCAGTCTTTACTACTCCAGAATCCGATGTTTGTGGACCAGATGGTGAACTGATAGACATAGGAGTTATTGACCACTGGCAAAACGAAGTTGATGGTTTAAAAGACGATCAAGATGGTTTAAATGAATTTTACCGTCAGTTTCCTAGAACAACGGAACATGCTTTTAGAGATGAAACAAAAAACAGTATATTTAACTTAGTTAAAATATATGAGCAGATAGATTACAACGAAGGTATTGGAAGTTCTGCTGTAGTGAATACAGGCAATTTTCAATGGGCTAATGGCGTTAGGGATTCAAAAGTAGTATTTTACCCAGATCCAAAAGGTAGGTTTAAAATAAGCTGGACTCCGTCAATGCACCTTCAAAACAAGGTAATCATAAAGAATGGAATAAAGTATCCAGGAAACGAGCACATGGGTGCTTTTGGTTGTGACAGTTACGATATTAGTGGGACTGTAGACGGAAGAGGTTCTAATGGAGCTTTGCATGGATTAACTAAGTTCAGCATGGAAGATGCCCCAGCAAATGCTTTCTTTTTAGAATACGTTGCTAGACCTCAGACCGCTGAAATGTTTTTTGAAGATGTATTAATGGCATGTGTATTTTATGGTATGCCTATACTAGCAGAGAACAACAAGCCAAGACTTCTTTATTATATGAGAAGAAGAGGTTACAGAGGGTTTAGCATGAACAGGCCAGACAAGGTTTGGAATAAGCTTTCTGTTGCAGAAAAAGAGATTGGTGGTATACCAAACTCAAGTGAAGATATAAAACAAGCTCACGCTGCTGCTATTGAAATGTACATCCAAGCCCACGTTGGTCACTTAGGTGATGGTAGATATGGTAGCTTGTATTTTAATGAAACTTTAAACGATTGGGCAAAGTTTGATATAAACAAAAGAACTAAGTTTGATGCTGCAATAAGTTCTGGTCTAGCTGTAATGGCTTGCAATAGACACTTGTATGCACCTAACGCTAAGGTAAAAAAACCAAAGATAAACTTAAGCATTGCTAAATACGATAATAAAGGCGGCGCTTCACGAATAATAGAAAATTAAATATGGCTGAATCAATATATAAGAATTATTTTCCTAGTCAAGCTGTTAGTGATCTAGAAAAAATTACTACCGAGTATGGGCTAAAGATAGCTAAAGCCATAGAGAAAGAGTGGTTTGAGTCTAACACAATGGGTAACAATTATTCTAGCAGTAGGTATTANAACAACAAAAATACTTTTCACAAGCTAAAGCTTTACGCTAGAGGAGAGCAAGGTGTACAAAAATATAAAGATGAGCTTTCTATAAATGGCGACTTAAGTTATTTGAATCTAGACTGGAAGCCTGTACCTATAATACCTAAGTTTGTTGACATTGTAGTTAATGGTCTAAGCGAAAGAGCTTATGACGTTAAGGCATTTTCACAAGATCCTTACGGAGTAGAGAAAAGAACCGACTACATGCAGCGCATGCTAGATGAAATGCGAACAAAAGATTTTACTAAGTTTTATAAAGATACTTTTAACGTAGACTTATCTACGGTTCCAGAAGACAAATTACCAGAAACAGAAGAAGAGTTAGATCTACACATGCAGTTAACTTACAAGCAAACTGTTGAGTTAGCGGAAGAGCAAGCTATAAATGTTTTGCTAAAAGGAAATGACTACGACCTGATTAGAAGAAGAGTTAATTACGATTTAACTGTTTTAGGTATTGGCGCTGTTAAAACAGGGTTTAACAAGTCAGAAGGCGCTACTGTAGAATACGTTGATCCAGCAGACTTAGTTTACTCTTACACTGACTCACCTTACTTTGACGATATATATTACGTTGGTGAAGTTAAAGACGTCCCAATTAATGAGTTAGTAAAACAATTTCCAGAGCTTAACGAAAAAGAAATAAAAGATATATTAAACTCTAACAACCAAACTTCTGGTAGATATTCTAGAAAATATAGCTACGGTAGAGAAACAGATAACAACAAAGTTCAAGTCTTATATTTTAATTACAAGACTTACATGAACGATGTTTACAAGGTAAAAGAAACCGCAACTGGAGCTCAAAAGGCGATAGAAAAAGACGATACATTTAATCCACCGGAAGATGCGCAAGTAAATTTCATGAAATTGCAAAGATCAGTTGAGTGTTTGTTTGAAGGCGCGTTTATAGTTGGTACAGACAAAATAATATCCTGGAAAAAAGTAGATAACATGATGAGGTCTAAGAGTGACTTCAACAAGGTAAAAATGAATTATTCTATTACTGCTCCAAGGATGTATAATGGTAGAATAGAAAGTTTAGTTGGCCGTATAACAGGTTTTGCTGACATGATACAGCTTACACATTTAAAGCTACAACAGGTTATGTCAAGACTTATACCCGATGGTATATACTTAGATGCCGACGGCTTGGCTGAAATAGATCTAGGTAACGGCACAAACTACAACGCACAAGAAGCTTTAAACATGTTCTTCCAAACAGGTTCTGTTATTGGTAGATCAATGAATGAGCTTGGCGAAGGTAATCCTGGTAGAATTCCAATACAAGAAATAGCAAGTGGATCTGGTGGTCAAAAGATGCAAAGTTTGATTGGTACATACAACTACTACTTACAAATGATACGTGATACGACCGGGCTTAACGAAGCTCGTGATGGTAGCACTCCAGCAAAAGACGCTTTAGTTGGTGTACAAAAGTTAGCGGCTGCTAATTCTAACACGGCTACAAGGCACATATTGCAGTCTGGTTTATTTTTAACTAAGTCTGTGGCTGAAAGCTTATCACTTAGAATATCTGATATAATAGAATTTTCTCCTACTAAAGACGCATTTGTGCAAGCTATTGGAGCTCACAACGTAGGAACTTTAGAAGAGATGTCTAACTTACACTTGTATGATTTTGGAATATTTATTGAATTAGCTCCAGACGACGAAGAAAAACAATTACTAGAAAATAACATACAGCAAGCTTTAGCTCAAAACAGCATAGATCTTTCTGATGCAATAGATCTTAGAGATATAAAAAATGTTAGACTAGCAAATCAGTTGTTAAAGATTAGACGTAAAAAGAAAATGGATGAAGATCAAAAGCGTCAACAAGAAAACATAAAAGCACAGTCTGATGCTAACGTTCAGGCTCAGCAGGCGGCAGCTCAATCTGAAATACAAAAGCAACAAGCGCTAACGCAGATGAATGCACAGATGGAGCAGATAAAAACTGACTCAAAAACAAAAATTATAACTCATGAAGCTAATGTTAAAAAGCAATTGATGGATCACGAGTTTCAGCTGAATATGCAGCTTAAGCAAATGGACTTGCAGTCTGTTAGTAACAAAGACAAGGAGAAAGAAGACCGTAAGGACAAAAGAACAAAGATACAAGCTTCACAGCAAAGTGAGCTTATAGAACAAAGAAAAGCAGGTACTCCACCTAAAAACTTCGAGTCATCAGGTAATGATATACTTGGTGGTGGTATGGGTTTGAGTGACTTTGGACCTAGATAATTATTAACTTATATTTTATATTATGAATGAAAATGAAAACATTGAGGAAACTCAAGACATTGAATCTACTGAACAAGTAGAACAACCCCAAGAAGAAGTAATAGAGCAAGAGTCGCCGATCTCTTACAAAGACGACGGTACAATTGTTCTTAACATGGATAAAGTTAGCGAGCTAGAAGCTGCAAACGAAGAAATTGAACAATCAGTAGAGGCTACACAAGAAGCTGCAGCTCAAGTTGAAGTTCCTGAAGAGAATATAGAGCAAGAGGTAAACAATACAGTTGAAGAAGCTAATCAAGCTATTGAAACAGCAGAACAAACTGGACAAGCATTACCAGAAAACATACAGAAGCTAGTTGACTTTGTTAACGATACTGGTGGAAATGTAGAAGATTACGTTAAGTTAAATCGCGATTATAATGAAATGGATAATCAAACAGCGCTTAACGAATACTATAGAATAACTAAACCTCACTTAGATGATGAGGAAAGAAGCTTCTTAATGGAAGACAACTTTTCATTTGACGAAGAGATTGACGAAGAAAGAGAAGTAAGAAAAAAGAAAATAGCCTTAAAAGAGCAAGTTGCAGAGGCTAAAGCCTATTTAGACGGGCAAAAGTCTAAGTATTATGATGAGATTAAAGCTGGATCAAACCTTACTGCAGAGCAGCAAGAAGCGATACAGTTCTTTAATCAGTATAACGAGGATACGGTAGAAAGCGAAAGATTAGCTAGAGATAGATCAGAGCAGTTTATAACGAAGACTAACAATGTTTTCAACAACGAGTTCAAAGGTTTTGAATATAACGTTGATGGTAAAAAGCTTAATCTTAAAGTACCTAATGCAAGTGAAGTAGCGAAAAATCAAAGCGACATCAATAATTTTATTGTAAAGTTTTTAAACGAAGACAATAGCGTTAACGATGTTGAAGGTTATCACAAAGCTTTATATGCCGCTATGAATCCCGACGTTATCGCAAGGCATTTTTACGAACAAGGTAAGGCTGATGCTATACAAAACACTGTCGCTAAAGCAAAAAATATAAACATGGATGCTAGACAGTCGTACGACAATAACACAGCTGGAGGAATGAAAGTAAAAGCTTTAGATGATAACACTGCCTCGTTCAAATTTAAAAAACGAAATTAACAATTTAAAAACTATTTATTATGGCAATTACTAATGGACCGTTATTGAATAGTGTTCCTGCACCTTTAAAGCAGACACTGTCTAATAACTACATTGATTTTACTGCGACTGCAACTTCTGGTTGGGCGCAACAATACTTACCAGACCTTATGGAAAAAGAAGCTGAAGTTTTCGGACCGAGAACTATTTCAGGTTTCTTATCTAAAATTGGAGCTGAAGAGGCTATGACATCCGATCAGGTTGTTTGGTCTGAACAAGGTAGATTACACTTATCTTACAAAGGTCATATCGAAGATAAAGATGCAACAGGTGGTGGTGACATTACTATTGAAGCAGACATTGACGGTATTACTACTAACGCTGCAAAACACGGTATTAGAGTTAACGATACTGTTATCGTTGCTAACTCTCAAGCTGTAGCTAAGTGTTTAGTTATCGAAGTAGTAGATGCTGTTATTACAGTATCTCCTTACACTCACATTACTCTTGAAGAAGCTGGTTTCACAGTTGAACAAGGTGTTCAAGATACTACTATATTAGTTTATGGTTCTGAGTTTGCAAAAGGAAAAAGCTACACTGTTGCTGCTGGTAACGCTGCTACTGATCAAAGAGGTGCTAATGAGCCTAGCTTCAAGACTTTCACTAATAAGCCAATTATTATGAAAGATTACTATGAAGTTTCTGGATCAGACACTTCTAAAATCGGTTGGGTTGAAATCTCAGGAGAAGAAGGACAATCAGGTTACTTATGGTACTTAAAAGCTGAAGCTGACACAAGAGCTCGTTTCAACGACTACTTGGAAATGGCTATGCTAGAAGGCGAAAAGAATACTGATGCAGACTCAGGAGTTGAGCTTCTAGTTGACAGTTTCTTAACTGCTGATGGAGATTCATTTGGTACTGAAGGTTTATTCGCTGCTATTGAGTCTAGAGGTAATGTTACTTCTGGTGTTACTGGTGTTAACGCTGCTACTGATTTAGCTGAGTTTGACGCTATTTTAGCAGAGTTTGACAAGCAAGGAGCAATTGAAGAAAACATGTTATTTGTTAACCGTGCTACTTCTTTAGCATTTGACGATATGTTAGCTTCTATGAACTCTTACGGTGCTGGTGGTACTTCTTATGGAGTATTTCAAAACGACGAAGATATGGCTTTAAACTTAGGTTTCTCTGGATTCCGTAGAGGATCTTACGATTTCTATAAGTCTGACTTCCGTTACTTGAATGATTTAGCTACACGTGGTGGTATTAATGCTGCTGCAGGATCTAACGCTATTCGTGGTGTTATTGTTCCAGCTGGTACTTCAACTGTATACGATCAGCAACTAGGAAAGAACCTTAAGCGTCCTTTCTTGCATGTTCGTTACAGAGCTTCTCAGACAGATGACCGTAGAATGAAAACTTGGACTACTGGTTCAGTTGGAGCTGCTACATCTGCTTTAGATGCAATGCAAATTCACTTCTTATCAGAAAGATGTTTGATCACTCAAGGTGCTAACAACTTTATGTTAATGAAGTAGGAATACTTTTTTTGAACTACCCTGCCTTCGGGTGGGGTAGTTTTTTATTAATTTTTTATTATATTATATTATGGCAAAGAAACAAGCCGCAGCAACAGCTGCACCAAAGGTTGAAGTAGCACAACCAGAAATGAAAGCTACTAATAAAATGGTTGAAGTAGTTATTGAAAAATCTCAACCTAAAAAACCTGAGTGGGAAATAAAAGATAGAGTTTATTACCTTAAGAGCAGAAGAAAACCTTTAACTAGAGCTATTAGATCAGCGAATGTTTATTGGTTTGACGAAGAAAAAGGTTACGAAAGAGAAATTAAATACTGTGAAAATCAAACAACACCTTTTGTTGATGAGATGAAAGGTGATCAAAGACTTTCGCATATTATATTTAGAAGTGGATCTTTATTTGTTCCTAAAGAAAAGACTATTTTACAGAAGTTTTTGACTAAGTATCATCCAGACGCAGGTAAGTTATTTTACGAGCATAAACCTGTTAAAATTGCGGAAAATCAATTAGACTGGTTAGAATTTGAAGTTCAAGCGTTAGTCATAGCCAAAGACATGGACATTGATATGGCTGAAGCTATTATGAGAGTAGAGAAAGGATCTGAGGTAGCTAACTTAAGTTCTAAGGAACTTAAAAGAGATCTACTACTATTTGCAAAGAGAAATCCTAAACTGTTCTTAGAACTTACTACAGACGATAATGTAATGCTTAGAAACTTTGGTATTAAAGCTGTAGAGGCTGACATAATAAAACTATCAAGTGATCAACGTTATTTTACGTGGGTATCTAACGATAGACAAATTATGACTGTACCATTTGATGAGCATCCATATTCTGCTTTAGCCGCTTGGTTTAAAACAGATGAAGGCATGGAGATTTACTCCAATATTGAAAAACGATTAAACTAATTAATCACCATAGTAGAGCAGCCACTCTTCGGGGTGGTTGCTAAACTATAAAAAATATAACAATGGCAGTAAGCATAGACACAGTATATCAAAAGGTATTAGCGCTAGCTAATAAAGAACAAAGAGGTTATGTTACGCCTATAGAATTTAACTTGTTTGCAGAGCAAGCACAGTTAGATATATTTGAAAACTACTTTAGAGATTTGGATCAAGCTCAAATGATTCACGGTGCTTCTACAGAGTATGGTGATCTTGTAGATACTCTAGCTTCTAAAATAGCTCCATTTCAACAGTTTGATGTAGCTATGTCTGCTATAGCAAATACAAACGAATTAACACTTCCAACATCTACAGCTGTACATAGATTAGGTACAGTTTTCTACGAAACAAGTTCTGATAACTTTAAAGAAATAGAAAGAGTAGAAATAAACGACTTACGCATGATGCAACAAACAGGTTTATTTAAGCCTAGTGCTTCTAGACCAGTATACGTCTACAAGACTAATAGCATTTTAAAAATATTTCCATCATCTAACACTCCTAGTTACGCTACTTCTAATATATCGTGTAATTATATAGCTAAACCTACTACGCCATATTGGAATTATGTTGTAGTTCCAAACTCTGCTGGAGGTAATGAATATCCATTACACGACTCTACTAACACAGTAGACTTTGAGTTACACCCATCTGAAGAAGACACTTTAATATTTAAGATACTAGAGCTTTCAGGTATACTGCTGAACAAGCCTGGTATAGTTTCTATAGCAGCTGGAAAAGACAAGGATAATAGAAATCAACAAATAGCATAATATGGGATTATTCGAAGGAACAACAGGAAATTACTATCAAGGTGCAGACAATACCCAAAACACGGCTGATGATACTCAATATGGGAACTATCAGTTTACCTCGTTAGAGCATATTATAAATCAGTTTATTCTAGCCTACGTTGGTGAAGATAAAATAATAAGTAAAATAAGAAGAGCTGATGTTGCTTACCACGCGCAGCGTGCTTTGCAAGAAATGAGCTTTGATGTTTTCAAATCTACTAAAGCTCAAGAGATAGAAGTGCCTGCAACATTGCAAATGGTGTTACCTCACGACTACGTCAATTACGTTAAGATTTCGTTCTCTGACGGCGCTGGTATAAAAAGAGTGATATATCCAACAAGACTTAGTAGTAATCCAGACGCTATAACTCAAGGAGCTGACGGTAGCTACACTCTAGACGGGGACGAAATACAAACGTCAGACTCTGATACTTGGACCAAGTATAAAGGATCGCAGCTTGCAGAGAATCAAACTGCTAACTACGACTATGATGACGATATTTATAACGACATCGTTGGTCAGCGTTATGGTATAGAGCCAAGTGAAGCTCAAGTTAACGGTAGCTTTTATATTGATGATAAAAAAGGTAAGATACATTTTAGCTCTAACTTATCAGGAGTAACAGTTATATTAGACTATATTAGTGACAGCTTAGGTACAGATGCTGAGATGCAAGTACATAAGTTTGCGGAAGAAGCAATGTATAAATATATAGCTTATGCTGTACTTTCAACTAGAGCTAATGTTCAAGAATTTATAATACAAAGATTTAGACGTGAGGCTTTCGCTGCAAAGAGAACTGCTAAGCTTAGATTATCAAACATTAAGTTACAAGAAATAGTACAGCAATTAAGAGGTAAAGCTAAACATATAAAACACTAATACATGCCTGAATTAAATAGAAGCTTTATTAAAGGTAAAATGAATAGAGACCTTGATGAAAGGTTATTGCCAGCAAGCGAGTATAGAGACGCTATGAACATTACTGTTTCAACTTCAGAAAACTCTGACGTTGGGGCGATAGAAAACTTACTAAGCACTAAGTCTATAGACAACGTTAGATTTTTAAAGTCTTTAAACCATAGGCCTATAGTAAGCCCTGGTAGCACCAATCAATCTATTGGTAGACATGAATTTTCAAGTAGTAGTCTTTTAAACAAAGGTATAATAAATTCAGCTGGAACTAAGTATATATATCCACCAGCGCAAGTTATAGGAGCCAAAGAAGATACTGAAACAGACAGAATATATTACTTTGTAAAAGACGCAGCTAGCTTTATCACAGGAACAGTTACCACAAGTAGTGTTACCTACACTTTTTATACTGGTGAAAGATCAGACTGTATATTTGAAGCTACACCTAATCCAGCGCGCCATAGACGTACTAATCAGTCTGTACTACCCGTGCTGACAGACGTATACGAGGTTAGAAGAAGATTTGCTGCGTATAGTAATTCTGCAGAATCTGATGGATCACATATTATAAGTGGTGCATCAGGCAGTGGTGTTGATTACAACGGTATTGAAATTGGCATGAAAGTAGATGCTATTGATACCAGTGGAAATAGTGTTTGGGTTGGTACTTACGATAACGTTGAAGTGACAGGTATAATTGTTGATAACTTTCAAGACACAGCGGCAGGTGTAGACGCTTCTAGCACTAATCACGTTCAAATAACAAACAACAAATTAACAGCACTAACTAGTACTCAAGTTGGAGAAGGTGTTGTCTTAGTATTTACAAAACCAAGGATATTGAAGTTTGAGTCAGGTAATGATCTTGATAACGATGGTGAGCTTGGACATTCGTATATCGACGCTAACGGCGACTCTGTTCTGTCACCAACTCCTACTAAAATCATAACGGCTATAGATATTTTTGATGGCATGTTGTTTTTTACAGACGGTGAAAATGAGCCTAAAAAAATAAATATTGTAAACTGCTTGAAAGGTACTATAAGCGGAGATAATCCAGGTGGTATATTCAATACAACTCACTTAAAAATACCAACGTCAGCTAGTTCTACATTAGAAAATGACAGCTGGAATCTAGATTATCTTGCTAACAACAGCAGTAACAGTAACACGCCTATAACTGAAGCTCATATAACGGTAATGAGACCGGCTCCTACAATGCCACCAAAGCTGTTTATGTCAAATAATCCTAAAGCAACATTAATGCCTGGCGCTATAGCTGACACTACAGATATAACTACTGGTAACATAAACTTGCATGCGAGTGGGCTTACTCCAGTTGTTGGAGGAACTATTAACATACCTACCACAGCTACACATGGATTTACTGAAGGAGACAACGTTAGCGTTCTTCTTACTTCAAACGAGGCAAACGGTATAATAGGTACTATAACGGCTGTAACTGGCACAAGCTCAATAACAGTTTCTGTTACTAGTATTGAAGGAACAAACGCTAACTCTGCAGCGGCTCATAATATTACCTTGGTAACAGATGAAAGCCAAAAACTATTTAAAGATCAGTTTGCGAGATTTGCGTATAGATATAGATACACAGATGGCGAAGTTTCTACGTTATCTCCTTTTTCAAACCCAGCGTTCTTACCTAGAGCTTATTCTTACGACTCTAAAGAAGCTTTCAACAAAGGTATGCAAAACGATGTATCTTTACTGAAGATACAAAATTTTGTTCCAGCAAACATACCTAAAGACGTTGTTGGTGTAGATATTTTATACAAAGAAGACATATCTCAAAATATTTACTTTGTTAGAACTATAAAAGGAAATAAGATGCTAACAGACGTAGACCCTGAGTTTGCTGCAGGTGGTCACATAAATGAAACTTTAGCAGCTTCTTCTAACTACTTAGACGGATCCGAGTGGGTTACGCCAGTTAACAAAGGTAGTATAACTATGACCTCTGAGCAGTTTGGGTCTACAATACCAGCTAATCAAATACTAAGAACCTGGGATGCTGTTCCTATAAAAGCTAGAGCACAAACTATAAGCGCCAATAGGGTTATATACGCAAACTATGTTCAAAACTACGATTTACTTACAGGTGAAATAAACTCCACCGGAGGCCTTGTAGAGTTACGACCAGACTTAGACTTAGCTATTAGAAACGTAACTGGCTTTACAGCTGGAACACCTAATGAGTCTATAAAAACACAAAGAACGTATCAAGTAGGCGTAGTATACAAAGGAAGGCTAGGTAGAGAGACTTCTGTTTTGATAGATAAAAACTCTACAATAACAACTTCTATAAATTTAAGTGACCAACATCTAAAACTACAAGCTTCAGTTAATTCTTTAGCACCTATTTGGGCTACACACTACAAGTTTTTTATAAAAGAAACTTCAAACGAATATTACAACTTATCTTTACATAAATCTTATAATTTTGATGGCGCACCAACAGGTACTGACAACAATTCACCTGATATAGATAATCAATTTGTTTACTTAGCGTTTCAATCTCTTGACAGAAATAAGGTTCAAGAAGGCGATTATTTGTCTATTAAAAAAGCGAGAGACGGTGGTGCTACTACTTACAAAGCTGTAGATAACAAAATTAAAGTTCTTGATATAAAAAATGAAGCTCCAGCTGGCACGAGCCCATCAATAAGTCAAACTGAAAAAGAAGGCAAGTTCTTTGTTAAAGTTAAAAACATAGCTGGTCTTTTGTCAGGAACAGCTGGAGAATTAAATAGTACTAATAGTCCTGCTGGCAACGCGCTTAGTCCTGTAACAGCGAACGCAGCTGTTTTTGAAGTTTTACCTTCTCCAGATAGAGATGTAAACTTGTACTACGAAGCAAGCGGTGCATATCCTATTGAGCTTACTGAAGAAACTATATGTGAGTGGGTTAATCCTGGTGATGAGGCTTTTGGGTTTGATTATGTTGCTGCTGCTGCTAGTAGTGTCGCATTAGATAGTGAACTTACTGGCGGATCTACTGATGCTACAGCTTTTGTTGACACTATTGTTTTCGATCACGCTAAGCAGGCTTGGGGGTTGACGTTTAAAAGCGAAGCTGGAACAGCTGTTGAGTTTAACTTTCAAGATAACTCTTTCAATGGCACACTTCATTTCAAACAAAAAGACGGATCTATAAATATATCTGAAATACACTTTGAAGGCGGCGCATCTGCTTATGATAATGGCGGTACAGGTGAAAATAACGCTACTGTATTTATAAAAAGATTTACACACGGTACTAATTCAGATGGATCTGAATCGAACAATATTACTTGTGCTGTAGTTTTACCATTTATGAACTGCTACTCTTTTGGAAACGGTGTTGAATCTGACAGGATGAGAGATGATTTCAACGCTCCTAGACTAGCTAAAGGTGTTAAAGCTTCTACAACGTTTGAAAAATATAGTGAAGAAACTAGATCTTCTGGAATGATATTCTCTGGAATATACAATTCTACAAGCGGAACTAATAGACTTAACCAATTTATACAAGCAGAACCAATAACAAAAGACTTAAATCCTATATATGGTTCTATACAAAAACTAGTAGCTAGAGATACGGATATAGTCACGATGTGTGAAGACAAGATATTAAAAGTATTAGCTAACAAGAACGCTTTGTTTAATGCGGACGGTAACACTAACGTTACCTCTAACAATGCTGTTTTAGGAACTGCAGTACCTTTTAGTGGCGAGTATGGTGTCTCTACAAATCCAGAGTCTGTTGTTTTAAGCGGGTATAGAATTTATTTTACAGACAAATTTAGAGGAGCTGTTTTAAGGCTGTCTAACGACGGCTTAACTCCTATATCTGATTATGGTATGAAAGATTATTTTAAGGACACTCTTAAAAATGCCACGGTGTGCATTGGTTCTTTCAACGGTAAGTTAGAAGAATATGATTTATCCATACACTCCGTAACCTCTAACAACAGCAGTCTTAAAAACGTTGATACAGTTTCTTTTAAAGACGCAGTAAACGGATGGTCTAGCTTTAGATCTTATGCTCCTGAGCAAGGCGTTAGTTTAGACGGTGAATACTATACGTTTAAACGCGGCGCTATATACGAGCACTCTCTTGATTCAATAAGGAACTCGTTTTATGGTGTAGCAACTAGACATGCTGGCTTTGCGGTTGGTGCAACTACTATAACCGTAGACAGTCCTATAGATCCTAGTTTAAGAGTTGGTGACGTGGTAATTCACTCAACAGGATCAAACGCTTTTAGTTCAACCGGCTTTATACCTGATAACACGACTATAACGGCAATAAACACATCGACACCTTCTATAACAATATCTAATGCTACAGTAAACGACGCANCTGTAAGTTCTGCAGCTGGAGTAATAACTACCTTTGGTACCTTTTCTAATAGTACAGTTACAACTATATTTAACGACGCGCCTAGCTCTGTTAAAAGTTTTATGTACTTGAAATACGAAGGAACAAAGGCTAGAATAATAAAACCTGTTACAAAAACAAATAACGGTGGAAACGCCGTGAGTAGTAGCACATCTGTAACTTTAGCGGAAATAAACACCGCAATAGCCGTAGGTCAAGCCGTAACTTTAACTTCGACAAGTGCATCGCTCGGCACTGTTTCAGCTATAAGTGGTACAGCCCTTACTTTGTCTGGAGCTGTAAGCATAGATGCTAACGCAAGTTTAACATTTTCTGATGGAGCTTCTCAAAGCAACCTACTGACTAGAAGCTACATAAACAACTTTTCTCAAGATGGTTGGTTTGCTTCTTCTATACAAACTGATCTTCAAGAAGGTAAGTCACTAGAGTTTATCGAAAAAGAAGGTAAGTGGTTTAACTACATAAAAGGAGATGTTTCTAACTTCGTGAATCAATCAATAGACGCAGACGCTTCTGGTAATATAGATTCAAAAGAGTTTTCTGTACAAGGTATAGCTAGATGCACTAGCAGTAGCTTTGCTGGTGGAACAGAACCTGGGCTAACCTTTGGTTTAAAAGTTTTTTCTGCTGAAAGTCCAGATACACCAGGAGAAGCTAATCTATATACGGTTGATACGTTTTTAATAACTAACATTAACTCTATTGCTAACAGCAATGACACAGCTACTGGTACTATAACTTTTTCACCAACACAAACTCCAAGCGTAGACTTTTTAACTATAACTCCAGTTGAAGGCGCTGGTATAGCCGCTGAACAGTTTTTCGTACTAGGTGGTACCGCAGGAACTTTAGCTGATGCTGCGTCTGGAACAACATTTACTCACGGTACAAATGGAATAACACTACACAATGTAGACAACACTTCTAAGCCTTTAAAATCTGTGGTGTTTACAGACACTGGCTCTCCGTACGACGCCGCAAACACCGTTAAAGCAAACATTGTATTTGCAGATACTACTTTATCTGCAAACCTAACGTACGTAATACCTTTTGGTAAAATTGTAGCAACAACAGCAATAGACACTCCAAGGTATCCAAGGAACCATAGAGCTAGTATAACCTTAGAGTCTTACGATAACACAGGCTCTGGCATACATCCTTTCTGCATATCAACCGCGACTGTTAACGGTGCTGTTGACGATGATGCAACGGTTAACCTAAATAGTACGCCTACTGGTAATTTCAGCGTAGGAGACACTGTTTCTGGAACTAACGTCGATGCTGGGCAAACTGTGGCTAGTATAACTGACACAGATACATTTGAGCTTTCAAGTGCAGATACTATTGGAAACGCAGTTACACTTACTTTCAACGGAGTAACCGCCGGCTCTGAATATACCTTGCTAAGCGCTGTGGATCTTTTTCAAAGTTCAGCCGCTGGCTTATTTAGACCTGTGAAGACTATAAGCGATGGCTTTCCATTTCTAAATGTAGGAAACCTTGTGTGTAGTTTTCAAGTATCAGCTGGAACTGGTAAGAAGTTTGCTTCATCTTTTGTCAACAGCTTTTCTAGTGGCGTTGGAGGTTTCAACCAGCTTGTAATAGCACCAAACCACCACGCTCCTTTTGTTACGATAGAACAAAGTTTTTCAAATGACGGAAGCGGGAACGCAATAACATTAAACGTATCTGTTAAGTTTAATCCTCCAAGCGATTTCGATGGTTTACAAACGGATATAAAACTATACGGTAAGTTTCAAGGAACACAAAACTCGCTTTTAGATAATATTTAATATATAACATGGCAGCAATAGAAGTAACATATAACTTTACAACTCGCATAAATAGATCTGTTCAAGTAGGTGATATACTATACTACTCTACGGCTAGCACAACTACACATCCAAATGATACTGTGTTAACCTATAATGATATTACTAAGTCTGGACCAATTAAAACAATAACTAGAACTTCTAGCGGCGGGGCTATAGTTGTGAATCAAGATCAAGCGGTTCCTATGCCTAGCGATGGGGACTTTATATTTTTTAGCAAAGAAGCCTCAGCTAACAACTCACACCTGCTTGGATACTACGCTGAGTGTAAGTTTGAGAACAACAGCAATAAAGAGATAGAACTATTTAATATAGCTACTGATATATTTGAAAGTAGCAAATAAGTGTGATAGTAAACATATAAATTTAATTAAATGAATGAATTAGAAAAGACTGAGCATAAGCTATCTATGCGCAGTAAAATACAAGATTTAGAACACGGACTGCTAGCAGCAGCTGACGACGAAACTATAGTGGCTGGTGACAACAATGGACTCGGCAATAAACTAGCGCCTCTCAAGCACTCATTTGCGGATGGTGTCTAT